CCGACGCCGACAACTGTGACCAACTCAAGCCAGAGGCTTTGGACAGAGCATATGCAGATGCTGTGCAATCATGGCGCGTCAGTCAAAATCTTTTGAAGGATGCGCGAGGGTCATGGAAGGAACTGGCAAACAGAGTAGTGCCAGATTTCAACGAGATTGCACGGCGACATGGCCCAGGAATTATAGATGTAGCCAATCAACTATGGAGGTTTTAATGGCACGTAAAGCAAACCCTGTGAGCATTAGTTTCACAAAAGAAGAACTTATGGCTGGAATCAAGATGGCTGAGTTTGATCTTGTCGGATCGGCAGAACACATCCATTACGCTTTGATGCAACCAAAGGAGGGCAATATTTCAACAGATGATCTGCGTAGATACCGCGATGCGATCGACTACTACGTCAAGATGCGCGGTGCGTATGAGCGTAAGTTTGGGGAGATCAAAGATGATGTCTGATTTGTTTGACACTCCAACCTACAAGCTAGTGCGCAGGGATGACCCCGCCACTAGCCACGACGCCGCAGAAAGCATCGACGCTACCGCCATGGAAAGCATAGTAGCCGATGCAATCTGGGAGTCTCGTGAGACAGGTGCGATTGCTGATGATGTCTGCAATGCCCTGCCCCGACATGCTTATAACAGCATCACGCCACGTTTCAAGCCGCTGAAAGAGAAAGGCATCATCATCGTTGATGGCACTCGCCGCAAGGCTAGATCAGGCCGCAGTCAAATGGTCATGTGGCACAAGGAGTTTTACAAGGGAGAAAGCAATGTTTGACGACAAAGACAAGCCAAGCACACCGAATGCAAGCCAAGACACATATCGGGGTCAGTTTGGACATGGTCATGCTTTCCGTCACAAGTATAAAGACATGGAAATGACCAAAGCATACTACGCTGAAAACCCACCTCAAGTCGGTGACAAGGTGGTTGTTCTCAAGACAGCGTCACACAGTGAGATGTACCCACCAGAGCATTACGAGATTGAAGCCATCACTGATCGCGGCAGGATCGTCGTGGAGCATGAAGACGCTGAGTATGGTCTGTCTGGCAAGTCCTTTTACAAGTCTGGGCAAAACTGCATGAAGCCAAAGGGCCAGATATGGCTTATTCCAGCGGCTCTATATGAAGAGGATTACATCTCAAGAGAAGATGCCGACAACAATCGTCGTCAACAGTACGAGGGTAAGTCAGCCCTAGAAATACAAATCATGCGAGAGCGTGACATGTTAGGCGCTGGCTACGTGAGGGGCGGTGCCGAATGGGGTGATATACCTGAACATGAGAGGCACAGAAGGCATGCCAAGGCGCAGCGTGAGTTTGCAAAAAGGGCTGAAAAGCTAATCAAGGGAGAAAACAATGGATGATGAAAAAATTTATGTTGCTTGTGCTGCTTTGACTAAACAGGAGAGAAGGGAACTTGGCATTTGCACTCAGTCAGAGTTAGCTGATGCGCTGCATGACATGGGCAGGGCCAAAATTAGCCAGCGCACCATCTCAAGAATGCTTGCGAAAGACAAAAACTTTCCGGCCATAAAGCAGCCTGGAAACAGCAAAAAGCCAAGGAACTTTTATAGGTTGGTTGAAGTTCACGCTTATCTTGATCGTCATGTAAAAGCCCTGAGAAATCATTTTGGAGGCAACAATGAAATATGAACCAGATGACACCTACACGCCGCACGTCACACCACACGACATGCAAGACAGCATCAACGAGTTGTTTGTGCGTGTCGATCACTTGCAAAAGTCTGTGTATGAAAACAACGACAAGATAGCAAATATGGAGAAGAGTTTGGCGCTGTTTGTACACCTGATCTCTGATAAACTTGGCATCGAACAGGGGGAAAAGAATGACTGACCTAAAACCAACAATGGCCCTAGTCGCTGAGTTGAACACCAGTCATGGCGTAACGCAGAAAGGCGGCAAGAAATACACCCAGGTCGTGCATCGGATGGAAGCGTTTCGTCAGGTGCATGGCACTGACTTTGGCGTAGACACACACATACTGGTAGACGACGGCCAGCGCGTTGTCGTCAAAGCCAAGATCACCAACATGGACGGCGCTGTAATCGGTTCCGGCATGGCAGAGGAGATCAGAGGACAGGGCAACGTCAACAAGACATCAGCCTTAGAAAACTGTGAGACATCTGCCATTGGTCGTGCCTTGGCATCGCTTGGTCTAGCTGGCGGCGAGTATGCGTCAGCTAACGAGATGGATGGTGTAGGCAGAAAGGAACAGGCCATTGCCAGCTTACCACCGGCCAAAGAACCACCCGCTAGTTTGATAGAGCTTCAACAACAAGCAGCAGACTTTCTGCCAGATTTTGACAAGAAGCAATTAGATCAGTGGATGCAAGCAGACTTCACAAAGAAATATATGGAGCTTGCTAACAAAGACTTCCCTGAGATTTATCAAGACATCAAGGCAAAATGCCAAGCTAGAAACAAGGAGTTCAAAAAGAATGGCTAGACGCTATGACACAATGACTTACATCAAGCTGTTTCCCAACGTGGAGGGAAAGAGCAAGGCACAGTATAGCAACGGTAACTGGCAACCTTATTCAGCGGAGCAAAAGGTTCCTGCCGATTTGCATTTCAGAGAAGGCCAGCGACATCAAGTGTCCCTGTTCGCCAACGAGGATGGCACTATCTCTATTCGCATCTCACGAGTTACCGAATACGAGGGCGAGGACAGCATCTCTGACGGCATTTCACAGCCAGCTATGAAGCCTATCGGTAACGCTATCAGCCATAAATATGCGGCACCACAGCCAAAGGCAGAGGACGATGACCCAGATATCCCCTTCTAGCGCCATTCTAAGCCCCCGTGAGGCGTCTCTGATACTTTTTGGTACCGACAAGCGCTCCAAGGTACAACACCTGCGTAGCCTGCTTAAAAAGGGTGTTATCAAAGGATACCAGTTTGAGGGTAGGTGGTACATCACTGCAACAGAGATAGAGAGGATCGCAGATGGATCAGCCACAGTTCCTGATAATACCTAGAGCTAATGATGGCGTGGCTGTCAGCATCGACGGCACGATTCACGTGAAACAAATGCAATCAACAGAAATGCTACAGCTTGCACTCAACTGTTTAGCTGTTGGTATGGAGATGAAGAGAAATGAAGAAGCGCAGCAAACAGAAGACCATGAAGAGGAGGAGTCCGTTTAACTGCGCCCGATGTCAGAAGGCTTGTGACTATATCCATGATACATGGGTGTCACTCGCCTCTGGCGAGGATATTTGCTACGAATGCTACATCAATAGCTTCAAGTAATTACATCTTATTCTTTGGCTTCTTCTTTGCCTTCTTCATAGAAATCGCCGTAGCTGCCTGTTTTTTCATCTTTGCTGACTTTGGTGGACGCCCTCGCGTCGATCCATATGTCCCTTTTCCCATCGGCATTATGCTTTTCCCTTCTTGGCTTTGTTACGTTTGGAGATTGCTGCCGCCTTCTTCCTTGCGTCAGCCTTGCTGCTTGCACCCCATGCGCGGAGTGAAAGTAGTAAGCGCGTTGGTTTGCCATCTTTACGCTCTGGCCCCCTTGCGTTGCCCATCCTAGCAAGAAAACTTGCTCTGCGTGGGTTATCCCCACTCTTCACAGGTGGTTTGAGATTCATACCTTGCCGCCTAGCAGAAGCCCTGCCCTTGGCGTTCAAGCCGCCTTTAGGGTTTTGACCTTCTTTACGCTGCCATGCGGGAGTCTTAGCCATCTGCCAATGCTCTCATGCGCTGCACGAGTCTATCTGCGCGATTTGTGACTTGCGTATACCACCTCGAATCGACCATCTCGTCTGCGGCCCGATTCCAGTCCTTGGCGTAAATAGCTGATTTCATTCCAATAAATTTAGATAAGCGCGGTCTGCCCATGTTAAACATCATATTTGCCAATATTTTTTGACAGTCTTCAGGATAGTCATCGAACCCATCAAAAAGAATTTTGCAGTCCTCTATGGTAACTGCAATGTCCAAGTTGAACCTCTGACGCACACGCTCTTCATCTACAGGTGTACCCACAGGCTGACCATATTCTGGATCACCTTCCTTCACCAGAGCGCCGATTCCGAACGTGGGTAGGCCAAGATGATCTAAGTACACCTCGTATTTACAGCCCTCGTCTTCAGCTATTTCTTCTCGTAACTGATCCTTATTCATGCCTTTGCTTTCTTCTTCTTTCCATTGTTGCCGCGCAGCTTGGCAAAGTCAGCGCCCGTGATCTTGTTCCTTGGCGCAGCAACCCGTGCCAGTTTCTTCTGCTTGGGAGATAGTTTCTTACCAGGCATCATGTTCTCCTTTTACGCTTTGGCTTTTTCAACAAAGACTCAAGCATCTTGGCTTGTCCTGCATGTGCCTTAGATGCACCGCGCAACTTCTTTGCAACGGTCTTCACCTTTGCCTTTGTGGCTTTCTTCATCATGCTTTCTTGCCTTTCTTCTTACGCAACAAGTCGGCATCTGCCTTACGCGCACCACCCTTGCCCGTAGCAAAACTCCGAACACGGCCAGCCGCCCACTGATGCGCAGAAACCTTGGGTCTGGAGCCTTGTGAATAGTAGGCACCCAACCCTCTGGAGTACACCTTGCTGAGTGTGGACTTGGATATGCCAGAAGACTTGGAATATTTATCAACGACGGCTGACTTGCTCATCCGCGACTCCTCTCCCTGCTGATGCGATCCATCATAGCTTTGGTGAGTTTGCCTTGTTTGTAAAGACGCCGTGTGCGCTTGATCTCTTCTTCACGCTTCTTAGGGTTCTTTGCACCACGCACATATTTCTTAGGCACACCGCCCTTGGTCTTTGGCACTTTGGGAAACTTGCGTGTCATCGTCTTTTCTTTTTAGCTTGTTGAAAGTTTTTCTTTGTTGGCGCACCTTTTTGCCCAACCTTACGCATTTTCTCACGACTGCCAGCTTTGATTCTTTTACGCTTGGCGTGAATGTTTCTATACAAGCTCACTTTTTCAGCCCTTTCAAACCCCTCAGACCGAATGATGCAGCAATACTAGCATACATCGCCCATTGAAACCAATCAGGGGTAGTTTCTAACGCGGCAAACCCACGTTCAACATAGGGCTGCAAGGGCGGTATGAAGCACATGCCTATGATAGCTATAAACAAAATCGTCCAGGCTTCGTCTTTCCAGCTATCTTTGCTGGCCTCTGCCATGATCTTTTCCCAGCCAGCCTCATGAGTGGCCGCGACCTTCATCACCTCTGCTTCAGCCTCTGCCTTGGCAACTTTGACCCGTGACTGCGCAGCCTTCTCATCTGCTTTGCCCTTGAGCCAGCCGCCAGCCAACTCTGCTATCGCTGGTATCAACGCTTGTATCATTTACTTTGTCCTGTCGTGCATATCCCACATTAGCTTTTCTCCGAATTGAGCCAGACTGCCAGAGAGCCGGTCATTGCGCCTGTAACGACACTAATCAAGCTGGCCTGTTGCGTTGTCAAGTCAGGCTGAGAAAGCGCCCATTCGATGCAACGTATGTAAACGCCTGTCATCACTAGGATGCAAAAGCGTGGCAGTATTTTAAGCTCAAGCATCTTTCTTGCCACATCTTCTACTGTCATTCTTGGCTCTCCTTGATGGCCTTCAAAGTGTCATAGATGTTGGGTGGTGGTGGCTGGTCTATCTGCCACTGGCAAAGATACTCTTTTGGGCGAAACTCATAACGCTCAAACATTAGCGTTTCCTGAGTGTTATGTGCGCCACGATACACACAGGCCGTTGTGTCTTTGTCGATCTTCATGCACTTGGTAAGTCTGCATACCGTCAGATCGTTTGCCGCCTGTGCTAGAGCTTGAGAGGAAGCCAGAAGAAGGGGAAGAAAAAGCAGCTTCATTTGATGATGCCTTTCATCCACAAGCCCCAATACACCAAGCCTGCAATACCACCAAAAATGATGAATACAACAGCAGCATTGCCAAATGTTTCTAGATTTTTCTTACGACGCCTGATTGCTCTGTGACGCGCTTTTGCTCTGCCATCTGCCGCTTCTTCACAAAACTTTTGATAGTCTCGCCACAAGCCAGGACGACCAGATAAAATCATTAACTGCTTTAATTCATTCTCTTTTTCACGTATTTGCTCAAGAGCCATGAACTCTTCAAGGTCGTTACCGCCGACACCACGTGCGCGTTTTTTATTGCCCTCGCGCATGAGGTCTTCCTTCGCAGATAGGAAGTCCCCGATTGCTTTTCCTGCACGGGCTATTTCACCGCCGTTCTGGACGGTTTGCTTAATAATTGCAAAGGCTGCATTAGCTGCGGCAAGTTCTGCTAACATCAGTAAACCTTTGTTTCTTTGTCTACCATTGCTGGCAAACAGTAAGATGTGATCTTCTGTCCTTGCTTGTGCAGTCGTTGTGCAAAGTACACGCAGTCATCAACACTGCGAAAATACATATCATTACTAACGAGCCTACGCTCCTCGCCAAGGCCAACAAATACATACAAAAGAAAGACATGGATCATCCATTTACAATCAGCCCCAAAAGCAAAACGATAGTGGTGCCAGCAGTGCCAATCATAATGTGTTCGATGCGCTTAATTCGCAGGATGGTTTCCTTCCAGCGCTCAGCGCACACAGCCTCATGAGTGTCAATCTGTGCTTGGACAGATGCGGCGGTGGGCTTAGACACTCTCCGCATCCATCGCAGTCTGGAAAGCTGTCTTTACACTGTCGCTCCACACGGCATTACAGATGGCTTGCACCTCTGCGCTTTCGCCGCTGATGTCTGTGTCGGCCCACGAACCGCTTGCTTTTGTGCTAGGGTGCAACACATGCCGGTGAAAGCTGCGGCTAATCTCAACGCCGTCACGCTTAATGACCGTTGCGGTTCGCACCTGAACATTGGTGCCGTTAATCACCTCGATTTTATCTTGTTCTGTTGTTTCTGTAAGCGTTGCCATTTTATCTCCTTTGGCTGGACTGTCCGACCCGCATCTCCGATGGGGTTATTGACTTGTGAAATACTGAAGTGTGCAAACAATTGAACCCGCACTTTGTGTGCCGCTGTTGTATTGATAATCAGAGCCGTCTCGTGAAAGCCGCACAGATGACAACCCACTATTCATTCGTGCGCCTAGTAGTGTTGATTTTTGTGTAAGGCCGGTGCTGTTTTCTGAGTCATAAGTAAACAACACGCCGCCACCATCTGCGGTGAAAGGCAATCCACCAATCTGATAAGCCGAACCATCGGTGGTATCTAGGCTTGTAGTTGCGATTTCTAAATGAGCAAAAACGGTATTTCCAATTTTTGTATATTTTCCACTTCTTGCGCCGTATCCTACTGAGACATTATCTAAAACCGCTGAGAACGTGCCTTCTTCGTAATCCGAAAGCGCATTTGCACTGCCAGTGCCGCCGATGTACAGGTTGCCGCCAAGATACAGGTCATTCCAGCGAACAGATGACTTTCCTAAGTCAATATCGTTGTCACTACTGCCCAGCGTTCCGGTATCGAACGGTACAATAGCGTTGTTACTGTCCTCAAATCTGACGCCAATAACCCCAGTGCCGATTGTCAGGTCACCGCCCTTCGACCCAATACTTCCCACAGCGGTGTCATCCCGACGAATTTCTAAAATATCGCCGTCATCTGTCTTGCGGTTCAGTATCAAAACTTGATTGGCATCTCTGGTGTGATGTGCAAATCCAGCAGCAGTAAAAGCGTGACCAACATTTGCTGTATCAAAAGTGGTCGTACCTACCAGCAATCTATCATTACCCGCGTCTACAAACAGCATGTTGGCGTTGCCGTTGCTCTCAACACGGAAGTCGAGGTCAATGCTGTCTTCATTAAAAACAGTTTCGCTTGGGGCTGCGGAAAAGCGTGACCTAGATGTGCCGCCAACTTGTGTAAAAAGTTGCCATGTTGCATCTTCAGAACCATCGCTGACATCTGTTGCAAGCACCTCAATTCCACAAAATGCGTGACTTGCACCAGCATCATTATCGGATGTCCAACTAATAAAGCCAATAGCATCACCGTCAGCGGGTGAAGATGAATCTCTTGTCAGCAACAATTCTGGACCACGCCCACCATCAGCATCTGTTGACTTCAGTGTAAGCTGTGCATTGTTGTCGGCAGTTGTGATTGTCATACCATCAGAAGATGTAATAGAGCCATCTACCTGTAATGTAGACGCCATATCAACGGCACCGTCGATGTCTACAGCATCTAGGTTGGTGGTTCCGTCTACGTCTATGTCACCACTGATATCCAGTGACCCAAACGAACCAACGCCAGTTGTAGTAATATTACTGGAACCAGTGTCAATTGTTCCAAATCCGCTGGTGATGCTACCGCTGTTCAGTGCGCCAGTCGTGACGATGTTTGAACTACCGGCAGCCGGTGCTGCACCAATGTCAGACAGCACCTCTGATGCAGACCGGCCTTCCATGCTTGTGCCGTTTACACGGATAAAATCGTCGTCAGCTATACCTGATCCAGCCGCAAGCACATTTCCTGATGAAATGCCTGTCGTTAACGATGCGGCTGAACTGGCAGCAGATGTGGCTGAACTAGCCGCCGCTGTAGCAGAACTTGCCGCCGCCGTGGCAGAAGAACTCGCATTTGATGCCTGAGTTGACGCCGTTGAGGCAGATGTCGAGGCATTTGATGCCTGTGTACTTGCCGTCGAGGCGCTAGAACTTGCATTTGAAGCCTGCGTACTGGCCGTTGAAGCACTTGACGCCGCCGCTGTGGCTGATGACGCCGCCGCAGATGCGCTTGTCGTCGCAGAAGCAGCATCAACAATCAGGTCATACTTGGCACTGTTTGCATTGGTGGTAAGCGGCTGCGAACCAGAGCTAGTGTGCGCTTCATTTACGATGAAAATGTTGTTGGTGCTGGTATCTTTGACCAGATCACGCACGTTGTATGCTGTGCTTGCAGCAAAATCACCCGTAAATGTGCCAATCTCTTGCGTAACCGCAAGCTCTCCGCTGCTATCAAAAGCAAAGATTTTGTTCGCACGGGTTGCCGCTGGCACCGTAAACTCTGTGCTAGTCATAGTATTGGCGCGAGACAGTTTGATAGAGCGATCAATCTCTTCTTGAACGTCTTGAGAGATAAACGTGAGCCTGTCTAGCGCGTCTTCGTGCGTTGCGGCGGGAAAGGGGTCATTGGGAGTGTAGTCTGTAGCCTGCGTAAGCGGCATGCTTCGCAGCAATAGAACAGTCTCGCCTGATGCTGGGATGTTGCCAGACGTGAATGTGATGTTACCGCCGCTTGTGTTACCCACACCGGACACTGTGTAGTGCGTGGTTTTGGTCTTGACGGTTTCTGTTCCCGTCGAGTCAGTGCGGATAATAACCGTAACATCATCATCATCGAATATTTTGAACGCATAGGCAAAAGCAGAAGTGCTGCCATTGCCACTATAGCTGTTCTTTGTTGTGGTGCTGCTGACTGTCATTTGTCACTCCTTAATGCCTTATACCGCATTTTCACTGTTCAGTCACTCTCGCGCTTTGTGGCAAGCCATCCATCATTGTATTCAGAACATTTTTGATGCCAACAGCGTTCTGAAACGGCAATAAAGAGTTCAACGCACGTTGCTGACCACGCGACCATTGATACTCCTCGTTAAATAAAGCGCGTGATCCACCGCGAACAACGCTTTGTGTGGTATCTAATAAATCAAACACAGGATTGCCTGTGATAAGATCAGAAGCAAGACCTGTTGATCTTTTGTAACCAAAGAGTGGGTCTTGCCCAGCAACAAACATGGCAGTGTCTATGGCACCTGGCAAAAAGGACGCCCAAGAGCTTCTTACAAACGCAGCTTTTCCAATCTCAGTTACTGATAGACGTTCTTCTAAAAACTCTCTTTTGTCTTCTCTTCCTAAAGCATTTACATGAGTCTGCAAAATGTATGCGTTGCCACCGTAAAACAGCGACCACATCATTGATGTAAACGCAGCAAAGTCACGGCGCTGAATGTTGTGCAAAAACTGTTTAGAATAAGACACCAGCATAAAGGCTCTAAACTGGGTCAAAACCTTACCCATGGTGCTGGTCATGTGAATATTTAGATTTCCGACATCATTCTGTTGAATAGATTGCCTTGTCCATCTTGCGATGCCATAGGTCAAAGCATCTCTAGCATCTATATCGTCCCAAGCGTCCATATTAATGGCTTTGAGCTTGCGCCTACGAGAAAACATCGATGGCACAGTAATTGTATGTTTTTTAATTTGATCTACAACGCGCGGCCACATTTCTTCATCTAAGCCAAAGCTCTTGAGTCGCCTCGCTATGTCTTGGTCAAGAGTGCTTTTTCCTAATGGTCGTTTCATGCGCAATTTTTTGACACCAGACGCAATGTCAACCAAAGACTGCGCCGCAATCTTTGCTGCGGTGCGCTCAAACAGAGCGGTAATACCAGCTAGACCCGAAATATCGGCAGTAAGACGCTTGAGGGGCTGCATCACACCGATAGCCTTGTCGATAGTGTCACCTTTGCCCAGACCATACATATCTTCATAGCTGTATTTGTTGAGTGCCGCATTGATGTTTCTATCAACACCAGGAGCTACAAAAGCCTCTAGCTCACGCGAAACTCTGTCTTCAAGCTCTCCGTTAGCGGTTCTTGCAACCATAGCTCTCCACTCTGGGATAACCCGCAACAAAGCCGTGGTGCCATCAATAGATACTGCGTTTCCAAGTTCAGCGATCTGAGCAAATCCAACCTGATTCATAACCCTGATAAAACTGTAGTCCATTAACAGTCGTATAAGTCTATTGCCGTTTGCACTTGGATTAGCAATCAAAGGCGATGTGCGTCCTGAAATCAGCGCATGCAAAACATCTAATTTTTCAATGTCTCTTGCCGCTTGATCCTCAAGATTTAGCTCTTCACCCGCCGCTATAATGTCTTTCTTTATTTTTTCAAAGTCAGCGTCTGATTCTATGCCCTTCTTAGCCAAGGCAATTCTGCCCTGCATTTGATTGACATAGGCATTTACAACAGCTTCAGTGTCTCTTTCCATCAGGTCTTTGATGTGCAAGGTTTTGCCGTTTTGCTCTACAGAAGCACTAAGATCAAACTCAAGCCTGCGTCTGGCTCTAGGGCTAACGCCCTCTCTATCAAAGTCTAGTTGGTCAATAATCCTGTCTGCCTGCGCCTCTGTAACAATCTCTTCTTCTAACAAAATGTCACGCAACGCTTCTTTGTTTGATGTGCTGAACATTCTTGCCAGCCCAGCGTCCATGCCAATTTCACGCTTGATAATTTTCTTAACCATGCCGTTGGCAATCGCTTCTGCCATATCTTCCTCAAGAGTGCGATTGGCCGTTAGCAATGACTTCTTCAAAAGCTCTGGCAACTTTTTACCAAAGTCTTTCTTTGCTTCAAGATACCTATGCCCGTCCCACAAGTGACTGAAATACTTAGGGTTTTCTGGTATGCTGTCAAAGCCCTTTACGCCAGAACGCTTTGCCTCTCCCAGCATGTCTCTAAAAAGAGTGCGAACATTGTTTGCAGCTTCTATAATGTGTGGATTGGTTGATGATCCTGGCTCTTCTATTTCATCTGAAACAAGCCTGCCAAACTCTGAACGTCTTGAATCAAATGTTCTTTTATGGATTCCAATACCGCTGGCTTTAGCCCATTCGTTATATGTGCGATCATAGGTGTTGTAGAATTTGTTTGTGACACGCTTGGTGCCAACGGTTTTTATCAAGTCAGCAGTGATTTCACCTGGCTCAACAGCATCTTCACCAAGAAATGATGCCACGCGCCGTGAAAGTCCAATACCGCTGCTTTTAAGCTGACCCACCATGTCAAATCTGATTTTGCCAAACGCTGCCATAGGCTCTGCGTCTGTTTCATCAATCAATTCTTGAGTGCCGCGACGAATATCAAAGTCCTGCATGGGCCTAGAGGCAGGGTTTTCCGCAGCGCTAACGCCAGTGTCTATGCCGCGATCTATCATGGCTGTATTTACGTCTGCGGCCTGCGCCTCATCGGTATCATTCATAATTTTTAGACCGGCATCACGGTAGCGTTTGCGTGAAATAGCGCCAAACACGCTATCTGTAGCGCCGCCAAGCACAAAACCACCGGCAGCAGCGTACAAAATGTCGTATGGGTCTTTCATAGCGTTTTGAGACACCAAATAAGACTCAATAGCCGCCGCAGACGCACCGCTTGATGCAGCAGCACGGAATGTCCTTGCCAATCTTGTTGCCTTACCACCCCAAATCAGGGGCGCAAGAGCGCCTTCAGTGAAAACTGTTGCAGCAATTGCTGGCACATCTAAAGTTGCAGCCGCAACCTGCAAACCAACGCCGCCCCAGCCGTATTTCGTCAAAGTCTCTTGATTTTTAAGAGATGCAAGCGCCCTTTCCCGCAGTTTTTGCGCATGTGGCAGGCTGACTGCCTCAGTTATGAACCCGCGACGGTCTTCAGGTATGTCCTCTGTAAGCTCTGCGAGATTTTCAGGCGTCAAACGGAAATCTGGGTCAGGCTCATAGTCTGGCAACCCACTGAAGAGCCACGACATGGTGTTTTCTTCTGCAAAAGCAGCATCTACAGCCTGCCCAAAGGTGACTTTTGCCCTGTCTTCTTCATACAAACGCTCAGCCTCTTGCTGTTCAAGAAGGCTGAATGGTCTGCGTATCTGAATTTGATTTGGATCAATTCTTGATTTGCTAATAGCGTCTTGTTCTGAGGCATCTTGAGTTTCTTCAGATTGGTTAGATGTTGCTTCTATTTCCTCTTCTCTTTCAAGCAAGGCGCGGCTTAACTCAGTTTGGTCCTCAACTGCCTCTGGGCGCACTCTTTCTTCAATCAAAGGCAAGTTAAGTTGAGTTTCGTCAGCTTGCACCTGAGAATTTTGACGTTGCTCAATAAGTGGCCTGCTAAGATTAAGCTCTTCTGGTTGCAAGTTAAGTTGCTGCCTTTCACGCAACATTCGTTTTTCTAAAGCAAGGTTTGAAACATCGTCTGTTTCTGAAACGATTGGTTTCTGACGTTCTGTAATTAACGGAAGGTCTGGCCCTTCATCGGTTGACGGCGCAACTTGCGCTTGACGTTCAGTTATGATTGGGAGATCAACACTAGGCTGGGGCGTTGATGTTGTGGGGGCTGAATCACCAAAAAAGGCAGGCGGTTGAGGGAAAGATGTAAGCGTTCCTCCCTCGCTGGTCTGAATTTGCAACAAAGCATCTGAAAGACGATGCGTTTTTGGCATATCTTCTGCTGATAACTTCTCCGCAGTTTGTAGCAGACTAGATGTCAAATATTGATCTGCTAGTGATTTTTTGTTTTCAAAGCGTACAAAAGCAGAAACTAATGCAGGCAAATCATCTTGAGAAACAGTTTCTTTTCCTAACTGTCCCTTAACAAAACTTGCATATGAACTTGTGGGATTATCATCACCAGGCGGTGCGTATTTATTTACAATCTGGTCGATATTACCATTAAAATCTTTTATTTTTGACTTAAGATCAATAAACAAAGCCCGTAAACCCATTTCTGGGCTATCAAAGATTACATATTGTGAGCCATCTGCCGCTGTATAAAATTCATCAGTTTCACCTGCAAAATCCTCTCCAGGGCGAATGTTTCCAGGATTGTTGTAAATCAATTTCATAACAACGGTTACTCTTGCATTTCTTTCAAGACAGCCTCTAACTCTGCAACACGCGCCATTTTAGAGTTTCGATCTGCAATTGCTGATGTAGCAGCCGCATCGCCTTGTTCGCGTCTAATACGACTCAAGTTTCCACCAGTTAAATTACGCGCCTCTCTGTTCAACTGTTGAATCTCTGCTCTAATTTGTTGCGGCTCTGTAAGCCCTCTTGCCTCTATAAAGTCTTCGATGAGAACTGCGTCATCCGCAGCCTTATCGCGTTCCAGCAATCCTTGTAAGTCTTGTAAAGTATAGGCATTTATAGTTGCGCCGCTCACAGGCACACCATTTTCTAAAACAAAATATTCATCTACTCTTCCTGGTGCGGGGAATAATGATATTTCATCAATATCTCTTTCTGCACCTCGAGCATTTGTTGGGTTTTGATCTATAAAATCTTCCGCAGCAAGATCAATCATTCTTTCTATTTCAGAGGGATACAATGGCGACTTTGGAACAAGTTGTCCTCGTAAGTTTATGTGACTTGCAAAAACATCTTCTGCGGCTTTTTCGATTGCCTCTTTCCCAGACATGGTTCCCATGCCGATGTAAATTTTTGAAACTTGCTCAATCTGTTCGTGTAAATACACACGGTTTTCCACACGCTGACCAGAAAAATCAAACCCGAAAATACTTGTAACACTTTTGTCTGCGATGTTTAAAACAGCATCTTTTACAAGACTATACTTTGCATTTACGTCTATGCCTGTTTGACTTGCTAAATTTACTTTCGTTATGGCATCAGATGTTTCAATACCTGTGTCTTCTAATGCAATGACAGACTCAAAGAACGCCCTAGTGTCCACATCAGTGTGATTATTTAGCACCGCAGTGCCAAAAACCTTGGCGACTTTATACACCTCAAGTCCTTGGATGACCGTTTCTTCATTGTAAGTTGGACTTAAACCCTCGCTTGCCGCTCCTAACAAAGACTTTTGATATCTGTCAAATGTCAGATTGTTATTTGCTAAAACTTGAAACTGTTCCGGTAGAGTTTTTCCTGATAAAACTGATGTAAGAGCGGCTTTTTCAATTTCTGGCTTCGTGCCAGCACCAAAGTTGTCATAAATTCCTGCTTCCATGTAAGCAGCAGCATTGGCTGCTGAAGCAACTTTGACACGCTCATCCACGCCCTTTGCTTTTAGTCCACTTGCTGATGCAAATATTCGGTTTGCAGATGTACCAACTGCGCCCGTGCGCTGACGCAATTCAACAATGTCTCCAAAAGCAGAACCAACCAATTGTTGTGCTGCGTTAGCATGTAAGTCTGCATTGTCAAAATCACCCTCATCAAAGGCAGACTGACTTTGAGCCAACAACTCATTGGCTGTAGACAACACCGCTGCCTCAAGGTCTTCATCCTCAACAGTTGGATCGTTTGCAAGAGAGGTTATCTTTGCAACTGCGCCTTCAATACCACCAGCATCAAAGTCACCTGAGATATCTGCTGAATAATCATCACGCAAACCTTGTTGCGCTTCCTTGTTAACTTTTAACAAATCATTTTTAAGAGTCAAACGCGCTGCAACTGACATATCTTTGATAGATAATTCAATCTCAGAGCCTGTTGCCCTTTCAAAAACAACATCCTCACCTGCATCCAAAAGGTCTGAAATTTGTGATGCTTCAGTAGACGAAAGGTCTGCTTCAAGCAATGTTTCTCTAGCACCTTCAAAAATGTTCTGTTGAACACGCTTTTTTGTGCTTCTTACAACACTTGCAGCTTCTGTTTTCTTGCTTACACCTAGCCCTTTATTTGCCTTCACATCTGCAAGGATTTGATCTAAGGCAACGAGATCGTTTTCTCCTTCAGCCTTGGCAATGCTTAAATTAGTGCTGTTTATAAACACCTCATTATCAAACGTGCGCTGATTAAACTTAAGGGAGCCTGATCTGTTTTCATTTGAGGCCGACTCAAAAATATCTGCTGCTGTTTTTACAGCCAAATCATACTCTGGGCTGCCTTCTGGAAATTGAGACAATTGATTTGCAGCAATCTCAAGTGATTCATTATCGGAATCGTTTTGTGCTTTGAGCTGTCTTTTAAAACCATTCTCTTGTGCTTGCAGAGAAAAAGATAAGATGGAGTTCTCTGCTGTTTGCAATGCTGCTGCTTCAAGACTTGGTCGCAGATTTTGTCCTCTTATATCATCAAGTATTTTTACGCCTTCCCCTGAAAACTTGTCTTTGGCAACACTGGCACTTGGACTTGTATCCTCAAGCAACATTGGATACAGCGTCTCTCTAGTGTTTCTGTCTAAGTTTTTAAGAAAAATCTTATCGCTTTGGTCTTGTTCTGCTTTTTGAAAGTTGAAATCTATCCTTGCCTTCTCTTCTTCAAAGCGCAGCTTGCTTTGTTGGACACGCATTTCGCCTTCTGCAAAACCTCTGCCCGTTCTGCCAATAGTCTCTCCTAATTGGGTCAACGCTCTTGCAGGTGCAGCTAATGCAGCTTCATTTGGTCTAGCGCCAAGACGCCCCGCAGCTAATTCAACTGGAGACGGCCCACCTTGGTTATACAATGGTATCTTTGGCATTATTCCCTCAACCGACGCGCATAATCTTGTTGTCTTAATTCAAAAGCAGCGTTTTGCTGACCAAGTATTTGATCCTGTTGTTTTGCAGAAGCATACCCACCGGCGGCTGACAATAGACTGCTTACCGCCTGCATGTTGAAAGCAGCCTTGCGACTTTTGCCTTCTATTCTTGACATAGCCGCTTGAGATGCCGCCATCGTCTGTTCAAGCGACCCAGCATATTGAATGCGTTGCGCATCACGCTCTGTGCTGAAATATGTGTCAGCAAGCGACTGCAACGCACTGCCGGTCATTTGTACACTAGACTTTGCAGTGGCAACTCTTTGCACACCCTTCAAACGCTCAGCCTGTTGCCTTACAGATATTTCTTGGTCTGTGCGCCGACGCGCCAGAACTACTGCTTCATTTTCCGTAACTGCCGCTTGATATTCGCCAAGTTGCTCTGCCTGACGCGCTAGCGCACGATTGCCCTTGAAGCCAAGAACGCCTTGGGCGACACTCGCCGCTGCTGCTACTGTAGGACTCATGACGCAACCCTCGCCACTCTGATGTAGTCGTCACCATCTACACCGTATTTACGCATCAAGCCCTCTTTCTCAAACCCAAGCCACTCAACAAACCGCATAGCTGACTCATCTGTTACATGAATGGTGGCCTGCATTCTAGTTATAGCATTCTCTTGTAACATACCTTCAAATCTGCGTTTTGCATAACGTGCAAACAAACGCCCGTGTTTCTTGCCGCTAGGCGATACCAAAACCCACGCCTCTGCTACACCTGTCCACATGATGTGCGCCCCACCAACAGCAAGTATCTCGCCATCATCCTCAAGTGTGAAAGCATCAATGTTGGGATGCTCAATCAAACTACGCCTGCTTTCATGTGAAAACTCGTAGTCAAGCTGCACCCTGAATACATCATCAATCTGAAATGGCCGCAGTTTAAGCATCAAAGGTGTTTGACCTCCGCATTACTGCCAGAACCGTCATCGGCAAGGGCTGAGACTGTCTGATAAACACTCTTGCATCATTGTCATAGCCAGACGGGAAGGATATCTCTTTGTCGCCGTCGAACATCGGAATGGCTGTATCCATATTCATCGAACTATCGCGAAACGGCAAACGATCAAGATTGCTTTCATCTGGGCCAATCTCTGCGCCAACCGTATCTAGGAAACGCACTGTTGCGCCATGGATGCGCTTTATTTTGCCCTGAGAGACGCCGTCATCAGCGCCACCCTCTAAGCGCAGGGTTTGTACCTTGGAGTCAAAAGAGTAGCCCACATGCACCGTAGAGGCGCTGCGATCCAGTGTTATGGCACCGCCTGAAACAGTTTTGTTCGCATGCGCTGAACCGTCAGCAAGAATTTGCACTGTCTCCCCCTCAAGATGGTTGAGTCCAGTGATGGTCGTTGTTGCACTGCTATCGTATGTCAGGCCAGAATCAACAAAGAACGCATCTGATACATCGCTGCCAAACTCAATCTTTTCCATGAACACAATGTGGCGCACTGTTGCACTGTTAACCGTGCGCTTTACCGACAAGTAAACCTGATCTTCTTCACCTGAAGGTATTGCAGTAATGCTTTCGACAACGCCACTGTTGCCAATCGGATGGGTATGCCACCCCGTTGTTTGGTTTTGTGGATCATAAGACAGCCCAATTAAAACACCGTCAGTACGCACAAACCATAGAATTAGCTCTGGCTCTTGCTGCCAGATCATGTCAGTCAGGCCACCACGCGCCAGATGCTCTGCCAAGATTGTCAAATCACGCCCAACAAGGCCATCAGTATCCAAGTCAAATGTAACTTCTTTGACCTTCTCTTGGCCCTTCTGTATCAAAATAGTGCTAGAGCCAGCGCGTATCGGACGCACATTTGATGATCCAAAAGTAGTTTCTCTCAGAACATTTACGTTTGTTGGCGTGATCGGCTGTGTGCCTGTACCGCCGGACATAGTGAACTCTGCACTTGATGTAAGGATTTGCAGAAAACGTCCCTGTATCATGTGCTTGATGACATTCACTTGGTCTGAAGCAATCGTCACATTGATGGCGTTGTCATCAACCGTGCCAGGTGTGTGGTTTTCAAAATCAGCAGTTACTGAACCAAAAATAGTTTGCGGCTGCGCTGTAGTGCCTGCAAAAAACAAACGCTCTTCAAAGAACGCAATAGCTCTTGGAAAGCCATTACGAATACTAAATGCGCCGCGTGACCATCTTGTTGTGCCTGCGGTAGAGTTTGCCGGAAGAACTAAGTCATTGATAACACTATTAGTTCCGCTGTTCTGTACAACTGCCGTTGCTGTTGTTGCATTTGTTACGGCAGTGATTTTAACAAAGCCTGTGCCGCTGTGCTGATACTGCCAAGTGTGATTGCCGTAAACTTCTGATCCAGAGAGATGTACTGGAGCTTGTGCGCCAGTTTGCTCGTTGCTGCCAGCATCAGTCTTTTTGTAGACGTTGCCGTTAAAATGAATGATGTCATTCTGAGAGTATGTGTCACTTGTAGACCACTCAGCGTGAGATACCTCAATCACATCTCTGAATCTAAATATAGAGCCAACATCTTTAGACGCATCAAACAAATCAGCAGACGCTGTAAGTGTCACCGTGCCAGTGTTCGCATCAGATGTAATGGTTGTGGTTGTTGAGTTTTCATCTTCATACGGGCCATCAATAAAGTCGATGTCAGCCAGACTAAAACTGGTAGTTGTTAATCGCGTCAGCTTGGCAGGCTCATGATCTTTGTGAGCCAAAAACAAAACATCTGCTGACTGCACATGGTTAAGTTCAAAGATTTGTGTGGCTGTGTATGTGGTTGTTACCTCAACTATCTTACCAACAGTGCCGCCACTGCTGTATGCCGTGAATGCACTGCCGTTAATGCCAGATAGTTCAAAAGTATTTGTTGTTTTATTAGCTACCGTAAACTCACGGTTATTAAGCTCAACCATCCCAACAACAGCAGAAATAAAAACTCTGTCACCGTCGCTAAAGCCATGCGAGTTTGACGTTATGACAACGGGGTTTGCCGCTGTAGCACCTGTAATCGTTTTGGTTGCCTCAGTCAGTATGCCGCCATCTTTGAAGAAGCGTATGTAGTTTGCACCAAACTCAAGCACATATGCCTGTTCGTCACTAAACTCAAAGTTAATCAAACGCACCTTGCCGCCATCTTTTGACTGACCAGCAAACTTTGTGCCTGGACGACGGGTGATGCCACCCTGCGGAAAGATAAGCATGTTCTCTAGTTTTTGTGCGCCAGAGGTGTATTTTTGTAAATCTATGCGCCCTTCCAAGCGTGGCGAAAACTCACCTGCTTGAAAATTTGTGACAATAGTTGAAACACGGGCCATCCTAGAACCTTATATTCACAAAATCATCGGCAACAATTTTGTCCGGCATGCCTTCCATCGCATCTATTGATCTGGCCTCACGCAGTCTAAACTCGTAAAGCTGTTGCATAGATTGCGCGACGGTTGTGCTGCCGGTGATTGCATATGCAGTTTCAGACGCCAGCTTGTGAGCGATAGAGCTAGACAGGAGTGAATCAAACAACTCTGTGTCTTCAACCCTTGCTATATACACTATCTGGCAAGTCTCCTCGTCGCTTAGTATCTTGCGCCCCTCAACTTTAAACATGACCTGCGTATCATATGCAGCAACATCGCTATCAACATTGCTGTTGAAGAACGACAACACACGAAGGCAAAACGGGTCTGTGGGCAGTGTAAACTGACTGGTAAAACCAAACGCTGGCGCATCAGAGTCTTTTGCAAGAGCGGCGCGAGTGATTGCAATGTTCCAAGGATGCGCACGAAGCACTGAGTCTCGCACAGTTTCAAACCGGCGATTACACAATCTAGCTTCTTTGGAGTTTTCTGTTAGAGCGGTGATAGTTGCAGCGCCCAACAAATCCATCGCCTCGTTACAAATATCGACCACGGAAGGCATTACAGTATCACCCCTTTGCAAGTAAGAGGGGGCGATGCCGCCCCCCCTCTGGTTTAGTCTACGACATACTCAATCACAAATGAGAGATCGCCTGCGGTATCACCCGCTGCATCAAACAGCAGACCGATGAATAAGTATCCACCTGGGTCTGAAGATTGACCGGCATCTTCCCATACTCGTTGACCAAGTAGGTTGATGTTACGCGCTTCAAATGTGACATCAGTGCCAACACCGCCTACGGCACCGCGCAGGTCTGTGATTGCAGATGCGTAGGCATCATCATCAAGCGCAGTAAATGTACCGTCGCTTTCTGAGTAAACGCCAACATCGCAAGTGTTGGTTGTGCCAGAATCGAGATCATCATTGAAGAGTTTGATGCTCACAATCCCTGCGTTTGAAGGTATAGGAGCAAGCATCACTGTATCTGTGGCAGAAAGATCACCAGCAGCCAGTGCGATTGTTCCCATTGCAACGCGCTTTGTGCCGTGCAAAGTCCTAGCCGGAGATGCCACTTGTGGCAGCGCCAGTAGGTTGGACACGAGAGTTGTATTTACGTTAGCCATTTTCTACTCCTCTCTAGTCTGGGGTTTCATCACAAAAGATTTTGACAACCTTGGCTTCTTCCATCCGCACAGCACCAATGTCCATGCAGTAGTAAACCTGAGTCGCATAACCTTTGTCGTTGCGCTCATCAATCCTGGCTTGGACATCTTTGCCCACACCAAGAGTGATCCCATCTTCAGCCCATGCAAAGCAGGAACGAATATCATTGGAGTCAATGCTCAAGCGGTTTGTCATGATGAACTGGAAACCCATGAAGGTATCCACGTCACCTTGAACCAGCGCTTTGATAGTATTGAAATCCGATGACGTTACCTGTGTTGTGCCAAGCAGGTCTTCAATCTGCTTTGGCCCTACAGCAATGTAGCGCGGGATTGAAGGATCAACGTCATTCAAGTCCATCTTACGCTTGGCTTCAGTGAGCTTTGCGATAGTCAGACCGTCGTTTGACGATGAAGAGCCAACCATATTGTTGGTGGCGTCAAGAGTTGCTGAACCAGAACCTGTCTCGCCAGTGCTGGCGGTTCCAAGTGCAGCAGTAATGACGACATCATCCATAGCACGTCCCATCGCTGCGGCAGCAGCCATGGCGTAGCTTGATGTCGGGTCGATCAACATACGCACCTTATCCTGGTCATCAATCAGGTCGGCAAATTCGTATGATGCAATCGAAAGACGACGCCGCTGGTGCGGTGTGTCGATCTGTGGTGTATCGGCATGACGACTGCTACGCAGTTGCGCAGTCACACTACCGATTTGGTCAATAAAGGCGTTCTTGCCTACAACAGTTTCTAAGCGCACCGCATCCCGCAGACGAGAACCCATCTGCTGGGAGAGCATCTGCACGTTGGCAGAATACTGTTGTACAAACGCCGTGGTGATACCTTGGGACATACTGTCCTCCTCTCACACGGTTGCGTTTACACTAATGTCGGTGCGCTACCCTTTCGGACGCTCCTAGCTTTTTTAGCGCTTTTGGCGCTGCCGTCTTCCCGACTGCCAGCAGGACGAGCTTCCTCGCTACCCTGCATCACCCACTCGTAGTATTTATCCGCAAGTAGGTGAGGTTCCGAAACGTCACGCGCACTACCAAATTCGATTGCGTAACGTAAACACTCTAAACGTATTTGTAACAACTCACTCTGATCCATGCAATACCTCGTACAACTCAGCTACTCTATTGATAGCTCTGTCTCTAGCTACGGGGTCTTTTCTATTCGTGTAATCAGGGCCACGCATGATGGCATCTATCTCTTGCTGTGCAGAATGGCGTGATGCCAAACTTGTTTCAGCAGCATCAGAAACAGTGTCTTCACTTGTGACGTTGGAACGAAACTCTGCCATCTTAGAAAAGGCTTTGATAAAATCAGGGTGATTGCCCACCTTGGTGCCGTCAGCAAGTTGCATATCCAGCAAATCTGCGCCACCAAACTGCTTTGCAATCTTGCCTGCATCAGACAGACGCGCATCAAACTCATCTCCCCACTCTTGCCGCAAGGCCATTTCCGTAGAGTTGCGCTGTTGTGTTTCTGCCTCAATGCTCATTTCAGAGGCGCTTGATGCAATACCCTTATAATATTCAAGTATGCCGCTTGCTTGATCTGGCGTAAGACGCAACGTATGTGCCATCTCAGAATAGGACTTTGCAACGTCCTCTGTAACTATTACCCCATCTGGTGCAATCTCATAGCCATCTGCACTCTCTGGTCTGCCCAACTTGCTGTAGATATTATCTAAGTCTGCATCTGTGGGGTTTGCAGGCAGTGGCAGTTTGTCTGCACCAATCAAGCGTTGCGCGTTTACATACGACCTTGCAAGATTACTTACATCTTTGATGGGTGACAGACTTGGATGTTCTCTAATTTCCTCTGGTATCATTGATAAGAAATCGTCACCAGACCCGCCTTGAGCAATATCTGCCGGTGTTTCCATTGGCACTGCTTCTGGCTGGGCTACCTGTTCGATAGCTTCCTCTGACATATTTACTCCTTAGTCATCATGTTGTGGATGTGTAGAAGAACGGCACGTTTGCCCTCTTCAAATGCTGTGGCATTAGCATCGCCTGCCACATAACTAGAAGCCCGCCAGTTTGCGCGGGCCTCCAAGTCTCGTAATACTTTTTCACCGTGTTCTGTATCAAAGGTTTCGCGATACATAAACTTGAGCCGGTCAATATCCTTCACTTAGTAACCATCCTTACTGCCTGTGCGGCTTGTGCCGTAGAGGCTACGTCCTCTTGCTCCTGCTGTCTTTGCAGTGCTTCTTGCTGTGCTTGCGCACGTTGCTCACGGATTTGATTAACTTCACGCTGGGACTTCAATGTAACTTTCGGCACACCAAGTGAATCTGTGACATGACGCACAAGGCCATCAGGATCAATATGATCTGCAACAGGCAAGCCCTCTGATAGCGGCAACAGTATCTCAAGCGCTCTCATGGTGTTGTTTAGACCACTAGACTTCTGCGCTCTTGCCAGTGGTGAAACATATTCGATATCAATATCAATACCCTGTAAAGCAGTTGGCGGTACTGCCAACATATCTCCACGCAGCATTAGAGCAAACACACGGTCAATCAACGGGCGCAGCAACTCGTTCATCAGCCTGCCAAGAACAGGCCCGATGACACGCATACGCTCTTCCTGACGCTGTATAACTTCTGTAGCTGTCATCTGCGCAGAGCCAGCGGTAAGGATTTGATCTACATAAAAAGCCTGCCGTATGGCAGCGCGACGTTGTTCTTCCATGCTAAGACCAATAGGAATGTTTGCGCCTGTGTTCAAAGGCGTGATTGTTTCCCTTGTGCCTGCACGGAAGAAATTAAGACCACCTGGCTGGGTACGGATCGGCATGAGAAACCCGTCGTCAGGAACAAGAAGCGGAGGATCAATTTGTTTCTGAGCAGCTTGAATGATGGTTTTGGACATCAAGTTAATCATCTTAACATCCGGCAACGCCGTCATTGCAGGTGATCGTCCCATCACTTCACCAGTTGCCTTGAGGAAGCGCGGCACTACATATGGCAACTCTTCAAAGCCGCCCTGACTTATTATCATCTCTGTCTTCTTACAAACATATACAGACATGAAAGGCATGTTGAGATTGTCTGGCTTGGTGACATCTCTTTGAATACGCGGCGATACTGCGTGAAGAATCTCTACTTCATCATCAGGCTTCTTCTCAAATGTCTTGCGAATAAAGTCGCCAACATTATCAAAGCCAAAACGCTCTACTGCCTGTTGTGCGCTAGATTTGTACAGACGATACACGGTGTTGACCATGCCGTACTGATCTTCTGATACATAGTATTCGGATATATGACGGGTGCTGAACCGCAGCCTGTCTTTGTCCATCTCACAGAACATACAAGCTGTGCCAAATACAACTAGGTCTACATACGCCTCATGCACCTCTGTCTCAAAGTTTGATCTTTGAAACGCCTGCATCATCCGCATGCTAGTGTCTTGCAACCACTCCCGCACATCGTCATCACGATTTAGAGCTTCATCTTTGACATCCAAGTGAAACCAAGGAGAGGCACCGCTTGTAAGCATGCCATGAAGAAAAGCCGCCATAAGGTCGATAGATTGTAGTGCTGTGCCGTCGTAGATTAGCTCCATGCGCTTTTCGCCGCGTGAACGCTTTTTTACTACGTCTGACTTACGAGGCAGCATATAGTCAGCAAGCTCTTGGTAATGCGTATCCCAATTGTCTCGCTTGTATTTAAGACTGTTGTATCTTTTGATTATTGGTGCTGCATCGTTTGCCATGTTCAACTCATCAATGTTGGAGTGCCGCCAGAGCCGTTTGTTGTCTCACCAAGCGCACCAGCAACAATTGTTGAGCCACGCCCTCTACGACGCTGACGCTCTTCTCTCTCAGCCTCTTCTGACATAACACGCGCCCTACCTATGTCCGGCTTTTCTGGGACAGGTGGCGGTGGTGGTGGCGCTGGAAACTTTGGTGTCAGAAAACTCATAGCCTACTCCTAATCGTAAAGAACGCCGCCGCCCTCAAGAAGACTGCCAGCAGCACCAGGTTTCTTTGAACGGGTGGGTCTACGGCCACGCGGCAAACCAGACTCATCAGGAACAACCTCTGGCGTTACTTCTGGTGTGACTATCGGCGTTGTGCCGCGACGATCTTCTTTGTCCATGCCCGTAATTGTGTCTACAACTTCTGTAGCAACCTTTTTTACTGGCTTTTCAATAACTTCCTCAAAGGCTTCTTCGGCAAGGCTTGCAGCTTTTTTGAATGGCTTTTCAACTGCCTCTTCAAATATCTCATCCGCAACTTTTGTTATGCCTTTTACAGCCTTTTTAACGGGCTTCTCAAATGGCTCAACGATATCTTTTGATGCCTCAACCACTGTCTTTGTTACATCAAGCACAGGACTTGCAGCTACCTCAACAGCTTTTGTTGCAGCCTTGAGTGGCTCTTCAGCAATATCAACAATAACAGCAGGCGCTTTTGCAACCTCTTCTACTGCCTTTGTAATTGGTTGGGTAACTGTTTTTGCTACTTTGCTCACTGGCCTAAGTGTCTTTTTAACAACAGGTGCCATTACTTTCTCCTAAAGCTGAAAAGGATTGTACTCACTGAGCGCAGTTTGTTGCGAAGGTCTGCCAACTTTTGCACGATTCTCAAGGCCAATCGCGAGATAGCGGAACGCATCTGCTGAATGTGATGTGTAATCATGGCGTGGATGGTCGCGAAAAACCTTGCGCCTATCATCCCAATCTTGGCGATACTGTCTGAGCATTTCCAGACCATCTCTACACTTGTCCTTATCAAAATAGCATTTAGGTATCAGTAGTCGTGCTGCATTAACACCATCTGCAATTTTCATTTTCGGTATAACACGAAAACGTATTCCAAGCGAGTATGCCGTCTCAAGACGACTTTTACCAGACCCTAACTCCCGCACCTCAATATCATGCGGCGCTAGATGGTCACCATAGTGATAGTCTTTTTGCTTGAGAATGTCTGCGTAGTGGTCAAGACCAACACCAGAGCTTTCATAGTAGTCTATGATATTTACCGCACCACCACGAAACACCTGCGCAAACCAGATCGCAGTGCTGTCATTTATACCCAAATCCCAGGCGGTATGCACAGGATAAGCTGGATCGTAAGGAACTCTTGTGACTCGCCCAGTATCATCTGCATCAACCAGCAGCTTTGCATAGTATGCTCCGACAATGGCCGCAGTAAAAGAACACTCATACTCTTGCTCATATTGCTCTGGTGTCATCTGCGCTTGCGCAGCTTCAAGCTCTTCTGCTTTTACCAGATTGCTCTCAGACGCCTTTACAGTCTTATGATACCACTGGTCAGAACCGTTCTCTGTCTCTGACTTGGCCTGCTGCAATAGATCAAAAAAATGATTATGACCTGCTGGGGTGCCTAGAAATACAGCCGCACCCTGCCTATCAGACAGGGCAGGACGTACAACCTCCCCCCATACCCTGGGATTTTGCATGCCAAATTCATCGAATACGCATAGATCAAGGTAGATACCACGCAGGCTATCTGGATTCTCAGCAGACAAAAGCATCAGCCTGCCACCATTTGGAAAGTCTACACGCAGTTCAGTCTCATTGAAACTAACGCCAGGTATCACAGACGCATAATACTTCACATAGTCCCAAGCAATACGCTTGGCCTGTGTAAACGTAGGCGCAACAAACGCAACCCGTGGCCTTGGTAGCTCACAAGTCAGCGCATACTTTATCAAATGATTGACTGCCCACACGGTCTTTCCAAACCGGCGGTGCATCACAAGCACATTCCAACGCTTTACGCTGGTGTGCATCTCTGCCTGTAACTCTCTTGGCTTGTAAGGTATCTTAACTTGCTGCATCGCTTTCCCAAACAATGCGCACCGTACCATCCGATACCTCTACACCAGCACGGTTCTTTGCATCACCATACTGATTAGGCATGACCTTGCCTACCTTCCACCTAACATGCAGCGCATAGTCCCTTAACACATTAGGATCATACTTCTTCTTACCATGAAGCTGATCCTGATACATAACCTCTACATCTTCCAACGCCTTCTCAGCACTCTGCTGCTGCGCCGTCCTTATAAGGTTACTTAACTCAGCATCCTCGCCCATCTTCTTATACAGCACTGACCTGCTGATCTTTGCCTCCTTGCAAGCACTCACAAGGCTGTGACCCTGCATCACTAACTCTGCAACTGCTTCTGCCCTGCTCTGGGTTAGCCTAGCCATGTCTCCTCCGGCTGTGTGTGGGTGATGGTCAAGTAATGTACATACAAAGGTGCCGCGCATCGTGGGGGTGACGCATCTTATTTATACCCCCCCCTGCCTTGCTACGCTGCAATGCGTCGCTGTCTTTGTTGCACCGGCAATGCCGCGCGACAATGTCTTTGCTGTGCGTGCTGTATGTGAGAAACCAACGCAACAACCCATCAATTCGCAACTCCAATCCGGTGCCATTGCCTGTCTATACAAATGCCGCAATGCTTATGCTTTGCTGTGCTTTGCTAGGAATATTTCATAAATATCATTTTTCTTGTTGACAGCATAGCCTGCCATTGGTAGGCAAGGATATCACTAGCAATCAACAAAGGATCAAACATTATGCAACGCGCAGTTTTTCACAGACACCCTAAGACCATTGCCAAGCTTCAGGCCATCGTCTTTTCCATTCTTGTCATTGCCAGCATTGGCATTGGCCTTGCTGGCGCACTAATCATGCAAACGATACCGCATGACCAGATCGGCTTTTATCTTGGCATAGGGCTGGCAGCGGTTGGCTTTGTGTCGTTCTTCTGGTCACTCGTTGGCCTTGTTATCAATCTCGTAGAATACAAAGGATCATGATTATGTACTACTGGACAAAACAGTCACCCGTGCAACAACAGTTTGACGGTATGCGTATCCTCGAGCGTAGCAAAACGCTCACCGACATGCGGAACAAGTTTATCAGGCAATATCGTGCCTTTGGTCACAAGCCTTCATGGGATGATTGGATTGGTAACGTCTATGTTTACAAGCGTAACAAGTTTGGCGTTTTCGATCATCACGCAACTTACAAGATTGATACCGATAACGAGACATTCACCAAGCTGCAAGGCGTCAACTTTTAGGCCGAAACATGGCGCGGCGCCGTCGCGCTATGTCTGCCGGTTATGCCGGCACTGATGAGGCCCATCAGACACTAGCAAAAAGGATCAGCAATCATGCAACAAATGACAAAAACACAAATGGCCGTATTGGCTGGCCGCAGTGTGTATCATGACCTACGCGCTAAGAGTGTGGCCGATGGTATGGCCGCAAGCGAAAGGGTGGTGAAGAAAAGCACCAACACCAAGCTAGGCAAGCGCGTCACCAAGGGCAAGCTGGCAGGCTTTCCTATCTTTACCGTGACGCTAGAAGAACGCGCCACCTGTCCCCGTTCATGCATCCATTGGGGTGACTGCTATGGTAACAACATGATGAACGCTACACGCTACGCGGCAGATGACGCATTAGTTGAACAGATAGAGGCTGATTTATCTTTCTATCAGGCCAAGCACCCAAAAGGCTTTCTTGTGCGTCTGCATGTATTGGGTGACTTCTTTTCCGTTGCATACGTCGCACAATGGGCAAAATGGCTTGGCATGTTTCCAGCGCTGCATGTGTACGGATACACGGCCAACCAACCCGACGCGACGGACAGCCAAGAACGCGCTATAGGGCAATCACTGCTTACCCTACGCAATGCATGCGGCATGCGCTTTGCTGTACGCTTCTCTGGCAGTTACAGCCAAAAGTTTGCCGCGCTGTCATATGATGATGATAGGGCTGTTGCGCTTGTCACAGAGAAACAGGCTTTTAAATGCCCTACACAAATCAGCAAGGCCACCGGCAAGCTGGCTGCAAAGGGTGAAGAGACACTAGCGCCAGATTGCGGCGCATGTGGCTTGTGCTGGCAGGCGTCAAAGCCTGTTGTATTCATCACCCATTAAGAAAGGATCAGAAACAATGAGAAAGACAATCAAAACTATTAAGCGGCTGAACAATTCCAGCATGGGCAACCCTGCCTTTGAGATCACATTCACAACGGGGCAAGCGGTACGCACCAAGGCCAACATATCGGACGCATACATCATTCATGCTGGTATGGAAGGCAGAAGTGTTGACGTTGATATTGAGACAACCAAAAGCGGCAAGCAACGCATTGTCGGCATCAGTTACTAGGGGGCAATCATGAAACAAGCAATAATTGGCGCACTGATGGCTATCAGCTTTGGAATGTTAATAGCCTTTCTTTTGCTCAACGTCGCCAGTGGGTGCGCACTGGTAAACGATTGGGGCCACCCGTACTGCATCACACCCCTAGACCTAATCAGGGGGCAGTGATGATAGACAAAACAATGCGCCATAATGAAGCAAAGCAATTTATGCGCTGGGTTGCGTACGAGTTTAGCACATGCCTTGCCACAGAGGATGAGGCAGAGAAACTGCGCGAGGCCATGCGCATACTTGAACTGTCAGAGTATGACCAAGAGTTGCGGAGGTTTACTTGATATGTGGGTTTTATTCTACACAGAACGGCGCGGCACTGGTGAGCCGTGCCAGCAATGGGCAGAGGGTGTCTATCTCTATGACCATTGGGAAGTCTGCGAGACAGAGACAGAGGCACGGCAACGCTGGAACGATCTACTGGAACGCGACACGACACACAGCGCGGGCATTGGCCCCATCACAATAGGCACCGATCACTGGTGCTGACACAGAAAGGATCAGAGAAATGAACACGAAACATCTAGCCAAATATAGCTTTGCCTGTAGCTACATTGGCAACGTATTAGGCGAGGCAACAGCAGTGTCAGAAGAAGGCGCGGCATGGGCAATCGGCAAAGATTACGTCGTGTGGCTTAACATAGAGAAAGAGGGGGTCAACGTGCAGATTTCCGACGATTGGGAAATGCCGGATAAACTCTATCAAATCTTTGGTTATTGCCAGTATCAGGGCATACCGTGCCGCATCATCTAACAAAGAAAAGGCAGGGAGAAAGGATCAGCAAACCCCCTGCCTTCACTAGCTAGAAAGGTATAGCATGACAGCAGAACAATTCAAAGCTGAAAGGCAGCGCCTAGGCATATCACAGAACGCAATGTCAAAGCGTATAGGTGTAAGCCTGCAAGCTGTTTATTACTACGAGACAGGCAAGAGAAAGGTGCCAGAACCAGTGGCATTACTACTGGAGTCACGGCGCATCTTTGACAAATTACTAGCAGAGAAAGGATCAGAGTAATGACCAAACTACAAAGCAAAATGGCAGAATTGAAATCTGAAATCAGCAAGGTTGATAAAGACCCACAAAAGATCATCAACATTTGCTGCGGAATATTTGGCATCACCGGCAGCGCTGGTGGATCATATGAGGGTGTGAAACATTTTGTCGGCGGTCAAATGCGCTTGGCTCAACAGATGCTGGCAGAGAAAGGGTCAGAGACATGAAGGTAACAACGTTTGGCAGACCGCGCACACCTCAAGGCGAGTTAGCAGCAAACATGCAAGTGGGGCAGTTTATGCTTTTCGATACTGACATTGAGGCACTGCGCTTCAAAGACTGCATACGTTGGTATCATGGCAGCCGCAGCGTCAGCATGAGGAAAGTGCCAAGGATTGGCTGGCGTGTATGGCGCAAAAAGTAAAAGAGAAAGGATCAGAAAGATGATTGAACTAAACGAGAAAGTGCCTATTAAAATCCCTTTTTGTCCAAGTTGCATGTGTAAGAATACTCGACGCTACCATGAAAAGGTTGAGCTTGTGCATAAGAAGGGTTGGCATCGCGTGAAGTATTGGATGCCTATGATCTTCTGCCGGAACTGCGAGGAGCATTTTTCTGCCTTTGAGGGCATCAAGGCGCAGCATGATGCGGCAATGGTGGCAATGGATGGCATGACCGTAAAGCAGATCAAGGACTTGAGAAAAAGCCTTGGCTTCAAAAGTGCCGTCAGCTTTGCACGATATCTTGGAGTGGGCGATACGACTGTGAAGAGATGGGAGAACAGATCAAGCTGGCCTAGCCCATCAGGGCGAATGCTGTTGAAGCTGGCTGCTGCTGGCGTTGATCTCAGCATCGTAAAGAATAAAAACAGAAATGATGCAGACTAAAAAAGAGAGGGGCGAAAGCCCCTCTTTAGTTTTCTACAGGGAGGAAATGCCTAGCAATGCTGCGCGGCAATGAATGCTATGCGATGCACTCAGCCATGCCTTTTTTTATATAAATAAAAGGAAAGCATGAAGGCATTGCCCTGCTTACTAGGCAATGCTGCCGTTTGCTGCGCGGCTATGCTAAGAAACTCTTAATATCATGGATCGTGTTGACAGTAAAGCCCCTGTCATAAAAGCATCGTTTGTGTGAAAAAGGGACGTGCTTGTTTTCCAAAAACATTGAGTGGCGATCAAGATAAACCACCCAACATCTCACCGCTAAATGACACGCCCCTCTACCTGTTTACAGGTTTGGATAGCTGTTGCCAAGCCTGTTGATTAGAAAGGAATGCCCTCGCGCACGATATAGAACCATGTCGGCATGTCTACAATGACGGTTGCCTCACTGCCGCTAAACTCAGGATTCACGCTAGAGAGAAAGAGACGACAGGTTGGCTCCTGCCTGTCATATTTAACGATCAGACAAGGCGATAGCTTGTGCATGGTGCCAGAGTCCACAGCTTGCCGCCACATGCCCTCAGAGCCGCCCACTGGGCCTTTAGCGTAGCGTTTACACTCTATCGACCAGTGCGGGATCAGGATATCGGCACCGCCAGCCTCTTGATATTGAGAAAGATTGCGCCGCACGTTTTCATAACCAAGATGATCTTTGATTTCATTACAGCACCAGCGTTCAAAAGCACTGCCCTTATTTCGCTGCATCTTGCTCATGGCCGTCCTTTTCACGCGCCTTGCCCGTGCCGTCACACCGCCAACAGATATCAGGCACAACATCACCATAGTCAAAAGACGATGGCACACGCACCCATCCGCTGCCGTTACATTTGTGACATTTTTTCTGTGAAGAAGTCATTCGGCTTTACCTCGCCCTCACTAGCCAAAAAGATGCGCCGCATGGTTTCCGGCGACGGATACCTGCTGCCGTCCAATATCCGGCAGATAGTGGCACGTGACAAGTTACACCTGTAAGCAAACTTGGCTTGGCTGATCTTCTTTGATTTTAAATACTCAGATAACGTCATTCTTTTTTCTTACATTGTTGTTGACAGATAGTCAATCAGTATGCAATTAGTGTTGACGAAAGACACGATAACACACGATAAGGCATGTTATGACACAGGAAATACCAGACTACAGAAAAGAGTTTGGCGCAAAGCACGACAGCGCATCAGGTGCCACCCAGACCAAAGATGAGTACATTCTCAAGCTGTTCTGTCGCCACCTTGGTGTGAAGATGCCAATGGCTGCTAGGCCGTGGTGCGGAATCATGGTTCAGGATGGTGCCGATCTAATCCTTGGGTTGGACAAGTATCAGCCAATGATTGGACAGCAAGAAGGCATGGAGCCAGCCAAGGCAATCGCGCAGACAATGCAGCGTTACAACAAATATAAGCCGCGCACA